GCTTCCAGTGCGGATCCAGCAATCAATCTTGGCGGTGATGTTTAACGCTAACTTTGCTCAGGCCTGGAAGTCCCTGTTGGTAGAGCGCGAATACGCGCTCCTACCATCGGTTAGGGATCGTCCGGACGATCCGATTGATCTTTATAATCAATCATCGCGTTACCGGTACGCGGTTGGCCAGCCCATGGGGGCTTACTCGTCTTGGGCAATGTTAGCTCTTACGCATCACGCGATAGTTCAGTTTGCTGCTTTTAGAGCAGGTGTAGATGGCTGGTTCAAGGACTATGCTGTCCTTGGTGACGACATCCTCATTGGGAACGAGGATGTCGCGAAGCACTACCTGAGGGTGATGGAGATCCTGGGCGTTGAAATCGGATTAGCAAAGTCCCTGATTAGTACGAACAAATCAGGTGAGTTTGCGAAAAGATTTTACCGCTCAGGAGTGGACGTCTCTGGTTTACCATGGAACTTGTGGCTTATGTCTCAGCAGTCGCTGAGTGCATGTGTCGCAATGTGCCAATGGTTAAACCTTGGATGGACACCCTCATTATCTCAGGCAATGGCAGCATTCGGGGTAGGAATGAAGAATATGGCTCGACTAGGTTCTACCTGGGAAACTCTTCCTAGGCGCCTAGCCGCTCTCATAGTCATCATAACCCACCCCGACTCTAAAACCGCTTTTTCTAAGAAAAACTGGTTAGAATGGGTTGGGTGCCGTGGTCCTCAGCTTCCCCAGGTTTGGGGGGATGAGGCGTCGACGTGGGTCTCACCTTGGATGGATTCGCTCGTTGAGCTAACCAACCAGTGTGAGGAAGTCCTCGATCGGCGACACAAAGACGTATTCTTTTCAGAGTTTACGGCCTCTGTGGACCCGGTGATCCAAGGGATTTTAACTAGTACCAACAATGAGTTGGTAGTCTTAGAAAGGCGGATTAAGGTAGTCCGTGACACCATAACCCATTTCCATCGGCTCGGTATTTCCCTTCAGGCGCGGCAGATCTCTGCCGTTATGTATCAAGAGATACGTAAGCTAGAGAATTCGGTGGCGAGAATTCCTCTTCCAATCGCGGAGCTCAGCCGAGCTCGCGAGAAAGAATTGGAACCTCGCTTCTCCGATCTCTACCGTCTATGGAAGAATATCCGAGTCCGAGGATCGAATACCTTTGGTCTCGGGATACCGGAAGGTATCCCACGGATACGTCCTTCCTCAGCTCCTTATCCAAAGGAACTAGAGGTTGATTAGGACGGCCGCGACCCTTGGTCTACTCCACATCCACTGTCACCGATTGTTGGTGAGGTAATGGCTTACCAGATTTGTGATAAGTTGTGGAGCCCAGGGGTCCGCGTTACCGTTACGTCTTCCTCGACCTTCTTTTACAACTCTTGTAATAGATAAGAAGTTGTTGTCCATACGTTGGGAGTGATCCCAGTGTCACTGGCCCTCTTCTGGTGAGGGGAGGTGGAGGCGAACGTGGAAACCGAGATACGGGTTATTTGGTTAAGATGGGGGTATGACCTATCCTTCCAGGTTATTAGCAACAACCTGGACCCCCGGGAGGGGGGCTAATCCTTCTGACGCACTCCTTATCGCCTCTCAATTGAGGGAACGTCATTTGACGTTTCCGATAAGGTTGAGATTGCGTAAGGATTAAAATATAGTGAGCATGTTTCAGCTCTGTCAGGACCGGGAAACCCGG